GAAGATTCATTTGAAAAATATGCACAAGCACCACACGTTAAACAGAAAATTAGGATACCTGGAATGTATGAGATTTTATCTACTTCAGTGCTATTTTTGTGGAAATTCTTGTTGTATATTGTTGGAAAAGTCAAGAAATGCGAATGGGCCAAGTCTGGGAAAGCTCCTCGCATGATTGGTGATTACGGGGTTCTAGCATCCCTCATCGCTGGGTGGTGTATCAAACATGTTAAAGAAGCAATGGCTTCTGAGATAATTGATGAGACTAACAAGTACATGCAGTTTGTCATTTCACCATCACTTGAGTCATTAAAACACGTATTTGATCATTCTTTTTCATCCAACACCCCTTTCAACTTTTATTACCATAGTGACGATTCATTCTTAACTATTATCACACCAACCCAGAAATTCGAGTTGTTATTAGACATTGTATCTTGCGATATGTCACATAACGATGGTACGTTTGGTCTGCTTTCATTTTTCTTTGACCAAATGCCGTTTTATTCCTACTGGCTTGGTCAAGCGCTAGCTCAATTACTGTTACCAATTAAATTTCGAAACCCACATGACAGACGTGAATTTGTGACATTGAAGCCACTTTCACATGTCATGAGTTCTGGCAGCACTTTGACAACTCTTATTAACAACTTAGCATCACTCTTGATTTTTATTGCTATTGTTCTCAACTTTAATTTGTTTCGCCAATATAGTGATGTTGAAGTCGAAGAAGAAGTTAAAAGAATTGCACAAATTGCGGGGTATTTGGTGACGGTCCAAGCTTGTGAGCATAGACCTATGATCCAATTTCTTAAACACTCTCCTGGTAAACATGGCCCATGGTTAAATTTTGGTGTCATCAACAGAATTATTGGCTGTTGTCGTGGTGATTTGCCCGGCAAAGGTTCACTTGAAAGTCGTGGGTATGCGTACAATAGGGAGTTGATCAAATGTCTCGTGCACGCTGGGAACTCAAGCTACATGAGGTTGTTGCGACGTAAATTTAACGTTAAACCTGGAGAAAGGAGTACTATGAAAACTGGTCACTACATTGTGGACAACATGAACACATGCCACAACGGTGTATGTGAATATGATGTTTCTGATGAAGATGTATTATTGCGTTATGGAGCTAGTAGCAATGAGTATTTAGAATTCTTAGATTGCATCGACCAAGCTGGACCTGGTGATATAGTTAACACCATTTTCTCCCGAAAAGTGTACACCATCGATTACAGTATGAAGTTCAATAAGCCTGATGAACACTACTGTCCTGGTGAAGAACTGGGATAGGTTAATCCCCCTTCCGTTGATAGGATAATTCAACAATAACGCCATTGCGCGATTACGTAGAGCTAAGCGTGGAAATTAGCACAGAATGACACTGTACAAACACAAACATCAAAGACTCCCAATTGGTAGAGCTGTTGTTTGATTAAGTCCATCATACGATGGCAAATGGACCATTATTGGTCCGTTTCGGAGCGGCACCGTGAGACAGCCGTCGTTTACCC